TTTCCACTGCTGATCCTTCGATTCCTGAATCTCCTTCGGGAACTCGAACAGCACTGGCAGCATCTTGCCGACGCGCTTGCCGTCGCGGATGTCCCGCGCCTTCTGCAGCTCGTCTGCGAACACGCCCACAGGCTGCTCGTCGCTCTGCGTGGTGATGAACCACAGGAACGCTTCCGGGAACGGCACCATGCCGCCCCGAATCTGGCGCAGCGCCTTCGATGCCTTGGCCTTCTTCGCGCACTCGTGCAGCTCGTCGATCAGCGCCCCGCCCGACACCTTGACGCCAGTCAGCACCGCCGGGTCGAAGGTCATAATCTCCAGCGAAGCCTTCGTCTCGCGGTGGATGATCGTCTTCAGGTGATGCCGGATGTGGAACTTCGCATTGAGCACCGCATCCAGCTCGATCGCACCAGCAGCAGCGTCGAACGCCAGCTGCGCGGTGTCCTGCACGGGCGCGGTCATGATGAAGGTCGCCCTGGGCCGCTTGTTGAGCAGCGTGGCCGTGACCATGCCCAGCGCGCCGAAGGTGGTCTTCGCGTTCTTCTTCGGCACCAGCGCGAACAGGTCACGGATCTTCCGGTCTCCGCTCTCCGGGTCCACCGAGCCGAACATGCAGCGCGTCACGTCCTGGAACCACTCGCCCCCGGCTTCCGCCAACGTGGGCGTGCCCGGCACGTCCGCCAGCCGCAGCCGGCCGAGGATTGCTGCTGCCCGCTCTGCCTGCGGCGTCCATAGCGGCAAGTCCGCGATCGGCAGACGGCCTGCCTGAATTCGCTCCCACCAATCGCGACAGGAAAGATCCCAGCTCACTTACGGCGCCGCCTTCCGAATTGGCGTCACGCTACTGGGCAGCAAGTCCTCCCAACCAGTACCGGCCTCAGCACCCACCGCATCAGCGTTGGCCTGCTCCTTCTTACCTACCGGCTTCTCCTTCGGCACCGGTGGCGCAGCCAGTGCTGGGACCTGCGCAAGGAAGGCCTTCTGTGCCGCCACGTTGCCTTTAAGTGCCGTCCTTGCCATGGCGTCCATGACCTCCATGCGCCGGCGCAGCGCCGCGGCCGAAATCTCCTTCTCGAAGTGCTTCTCCAGTGTGTTCCTCGAGATGCCCAGCGCGATGGAAATCTCCTGGTGCGTCATGCCACTCGCAGCGGCATTGGTCACCAACCGGCGCTGCACGGCGGTTGCCTTAAACGCTGGCCGGCCCGCTTTTGTGTTTTTGCGCATAAATGGCCTTCAGCCCGAAATTCCGGCCGAGAAAAAAACCTCTGAATGAGTGGACGGCGGGTGTCCGCTCAGGAGGCCCTGAACTTTCCCCCTCCCCCCCCCTGGTGTTCGATGCCGTGGAACCGTTCGCGGTGGTCGCGGTGCGTTCCACGCTGCTGGGTCAGACTCGCGCCATCCCGCGCCGTGCCTCTGCCTGTGACTTGGCGTCATGGCATGGGGTGCACAGGGCCTGCAGGTTGGATTCGTCGTCAGTGCCACCCTCAGCCACGTTGACGATGTGGTCCATCTCCGTGGCCTCAGTGATCCTTCCCTTCTGCTTGCACAGCTGGCACAGGTACTGGTCCCGCTTCATCACCGCTTCCCGCTTACGGCGCCACGGCCGACCACCTCGCCCCTGCCCGTACCTGGGCACCACCGGTGCGTTGGGTTTGATGCGACTGGGTGCGCTGGTGATGCGCGGGGCCAGTGTGGTGATCCGAGCCATCAGCCCAGGCTCTGGGATTGGTCGCGATCACCGGGCACCAGCTCACCATCCAGCGAGGTGGCCGGGGTGTCCTGCTCTTCGTCGCCCTCGTCTGCCAAGGCCGCGACAAGTGCATCAAGCTGGTGCTCAATGCGATCCAACTGATCGCAGCGACACTTCCTGACTCCAGGGGGAAGTACGACCACCCGCTGCCCAGCGAAGCCCCGCTCCAGCTCAGCGCGAAGATGCGCCCTCTGTTCGTCGGAAAGATGCTCGTCGACCTCGAAGACGACCGGTCCTACCGGTTCACTGCCCATTGCTGCCTCCCGGTACCGGCTTGCCCTGCACCTGCTCGATGGCGTCGAACTGGGCCTCGTACTGAAGCAGGCAGCGCTTGCGGCCGTTGGCCACGCTGAACACCGACGAGGGCTTGCCATCCTTCACCCACTGGCAGCGCCGGGTCAGCGCACCATCGATGGGAACGAACGTTGCCACCGGCACTTCCATCACCACCGGTGCCGGCAGGTTGTTCTTCTGCGGCGCGGACTGGCAACCAGCCAGCACCAGCACCGCGGCGATCAGCAGCATGCGCATCTCAATACCCCACCAGGCCGGGACAGGCCGAATCCAGTAGTTCCAGCGTGGCCTGGCATGTGTCCGGCCGGGCCTGGTAGCGGTCGCGCCAGCTGGCTGCGTCCTTCTCCGTCACCTCGATCTTGTTGGCCAAGCCTTCCAGTGCGCGGGCGCTCTCGGCCTTCAGAACCTCCAGCTTGGCCGCTTCTGCGCGTAGGGTTGCTGCCACCTCGGCAAGCCGGGCATCGCGTGCAGCGACGTCTGCCTGCAGTCGGCTGGCATCAGCCTTCCAGTCGGCCTGCACCTTGATCACCTGGGCGCTCAACTCCCGGATGCGCTGCTCCTTCTCGTAGGCTGTCAGCCCCGAGACCATGCAGCCGAACGCCAGCACCGCACAGCACACCTTCACCACACTGCCGGGCTTGCGCAGCCACTTGGCCACGTCGGTAAGCCATCCCAGCACCAGGTCCAACAGGGCCTTCAACAGTCGAATCGCACTCATGGCTTATCGCCTCCGATGCCGCCGGTGATGCGCTCGATGACCTTCAGGTACTTGGGCAACAGCCGGCGGATGAACACCCCTGAGATTCCTGCCAGCGGCAACTGAGGCGCGCCGGCCAATTCCTTCCAGAACGCGGCAGCCACTGCGATCAACCAGGCTGCCAGTACGGCGTAACCGAGGATCGCAACGGCAAGGGCCAACAGCCTGGTGCCGGACTGCAGCCAGCGATGCCCGCGCTGCCGTCCAGCATCTGCCGAGACGCGCTCGGCATCCTTCTCCGGGAGCAGCAGCACGCCGATCAGCGCGCCGGCGATCGACACCATCAGCACCGACTGCGGCACGCCCAGAATCATTCGCTCGGCTTCACGCAAGGCGTCCGCCGTTGCCGGCGCCACCACTGCGGCGGTGAATGCGCCGACCACCAACTTGAAGGTGCCGACGGGCTCGGTCACTGGATGCCCGCCCGATACACGGTCTTGCCCTTCTCGATCGTCGCCGTGAGCTGCTGCCGGCGATGGCGCGGCCCGTAGGACACGTGCACCCAGCTGCCGAACTCTTCGATCACCTGGTCGAACGGCAGGCCCAGCGCCACGATCTTCCGGGCCAGCTCCACCGAGGTCATGCCAGGCACGTGGATGTCAGCGGCTTGGCCAAGCCGGTGCTGGCTGGTCGCTGTACCGCCGACTGCCCGGTTCACCGCTTGCGAACGGAAGGCCGAGTTCACCCGAACCGGCTTACCAAGGGCGTCGCGCAGCGGTTGCAGAACCTTCTCGGCCAGCATGCGCAGGTTCGCGATCTCTCCCTCGGTGGGCACGTTCGGCAGGTTGCGACCAGTGGCCGTCAGCTCGGCCAGACTGAAGTTGGCAGTGAGCTGCATTGCGGCCTCTCTGGGTAATAGGTGCCCGTCACCGCAGCCGGCTGGCTTCGATGATTGGTCCGGTAAGGGTCGACGGGCATAGAGGGCCGATCACCACCGCTGGCTGGCACCGGCCTCCCTCATGGAGGAAGCCACACACCGCCCAGGTGTGGAGTGCCAACCCCCGGGCGCCTCACGGCGGGCGGGGCGATGGGTGATCGGGTTTTGGTCGCCAAGAAACCAGAAGCCCCGGCTTTTGGCCAGGGCTTCAGTGACAATTATTGACGGTCGCAGAAATGGTGGGTCTACGTGTGCAACTTGTCAAGCACCACGGCGATCATGCTCTAGAAACAGACTGGCCAATTCGTCGACGAGCAGGGAGAAGCGGGCGCGCTCGTCGATGGTCATTGCTCTCGCCCGAACCAAGTACAGTCCTTCTCCATTCGGATCGGAAAGGCCACTCGTCGACATAAGCGCCTTCACTTCCGCAACCCAGCCAATGCCATCTACGCCGAGGTCATCCGGGACAGCGAAATTGCTGAACGCCTGACCGATCTCCTTCATGGCGCTGAACAAAGACAGCTCCTCGCCATGTGGGTGCGGGAGCATCAAACTGCCTCTGGCAGCATCAAACTTTTCGGACTGGTAGGACATCATTCCCCTTTCTTGTTACGCGGCGATCCTGCCGCCCATCCAGTTTACGCTGATCAGACTTGCTTCTAACGCCACCAAGCGCAGACCAACCAGCAACGGCGACTTTCTCTGGAACAACTAGCCACCAATACTAGAAACCTCTTTGTGGAGCTGCTTTCGATGAAGGGTCGCCAGATGAAACATCTGCTCCAGTTCGTATTGAACCCGACGATCTGGAGGCCCGATCACGTGGTCACATATGGCGCCAATCCTGTCGAACAAATAAATGCAATCCTGCAGAAAACACCGAGTTTCCCTCGTCCCCCAAGAAGCTTCGTCCAGGTGATCAGAACTACTCATCCGCGAATTCAGATGCCCAACCCCATTGTTCCTCACTCGCTTGATGGACTTCTTTAAAACTAGGTGTTTGGCACACACATTCCGCAGATCATCCACCAGCTCGGCATGACCCCCAGCCTCGTCTAAGGCGTTTGCAAACGACTTCAGAGACAAATGATCTTTCGAGTTCGAGTCATCAAGAAGATTGAAAATCTTCACCACTTGAGAGTCGAAAGCCATACTTGCCAAGGCTGAGCTGAAATATGAAAACTCACGTTTCTCATCCGGCCCTAGCGGCCTGCAGCTGTACGTTCCATTTGCGTCAAATATCCAAAAGCTCTCGACGGCAGTGCGAATCTCCTGACATAGCTCCTTAGCCTGCATCCTCAAAACCAAGTTATCGCTCATCTTTCAATTAAGCCGCTTGCCGTCCCTGGAGCCAGTTTACCCCGTGCTGCAGCTCCCGCCGGTACTGCCAGACCGACAATGCTCCGCCGTACTTCTCCGCCACCATCCGCGCCTTGACCGCCTGACTGGCCGCCACGGCGTACTCGGTCCGCACGATGAGCGCCCGCAACAGGTTCTGGCGCTCCATCGCCACCAGTGCCGACTCGACCCAGCGCAGGTTGTCGGGAATCCCAACGTCGACTGCGATCTCCGGGTTGTCGTGCGGCTGGTCGGCATCGTTGGTCGACCGGACAGGATCCACCGCCCACGTCGGCAGGATGTGCATTGCATCCACCCCGCTGCGCCTGGCCATGAACTGCCGGCGGCCAGAGCCATCCCGACCAACCAGGTCGCGCAGCGCCCGCTCTTTGGTGCCTGGGGCAAAGTCCCTCGCCTTGTCCAGCACGTGGACACTACGGTCGGCATGGGACAGCGCGTAGCGATTGGCCTGGGCATGGCCCCAAGCGCGCAGCGCCTGCACCATTGGATCTTCATTGCGCATCGCGCAGCTCCTCGAACACATCGTCATCCAGCCGGAACGCCGGCAGCTTGTTGTCTATCGCGCAGGCGCCCTGCCGGTCAGGCTGCTTCTTGCAATGGAACGTCTCGTCCGTCAGCTCCCGGAACTGGCACACCGAGCACCGGCCCTGCCGGCGGACCCGGGCCCTGTAGCGCTTCCACATGCGGTCGGTGCTCAAGCGGCTACCCCATCCAGCAGCGACGGCGCCGCGGCGATGAACTCGATCTCCACCTCAACCCGCGCACCCTTCTCGTCCGGCTCCATGCGCTCCTGCAGGATGCGGCGGTGCTTCTTGTCGTCCACCCAGGCCACACCGTTGAGGGCGTCGGACAGAACCTTCTCGCAGTTGCCCAGATCGATGCACTGAACCGTGTCGTCCCAGGTGTACGGGTCCTTGCGCGCGCGCTTCGCCCAATCCTGCGGCCGGTGTGGGTAGAGGCGGATGGTCAGGTGCACCCGGCCAGCGTGCGGCTGCCGAATGCCGGCGGCACGGGCAATGGCGGCCACGGTGGCCTTGTACTGCTTGGCCTCGTCGGTCACGTAGGTGATGGCCAGCGGCTTCGGCTTCTTCGGGATCACTCGCGTGGCCCAGTACCGGTTACTGGAAATGGGATACGGCAAGGTCAGGGTGATTACGCCGCCCATGAGGTCTTCTCCTTGTGCTGCTCCAGCAGCGTGTTCTGTAGGTCCAGCAGGTAATCGTCTTGGCCGATCTCCTGCCGGAACCGGCGAGGCTGGCGGGCGTAAGAAGGGCCGAACATGGCTTCGCACTGGACGGCGTTCCAGTTGCCAAAGGGCTCGCCGCGATGGGGCCAGGGATTCAGGCCCACGGTGAACTCATGCCCGCGCCGCTTCTGGCCATGCTTGCCACCAACGGTCAGGTGGTGGACCTCGCAGGGCACGTAGCCCAGCCCGAGGGTGTGGGCCACGATGCAGCCAAGGTCGGTGATGGCATCCATGCGCTTCTGCTCGGCGATGGTCGGGGTGGTGGTGGAGCGTCCGCGCTTCATGCCACGGCCCTCACTTCCTCTGCCATCTGCTGGTCACGAACCGGTGCCACGTCACGCAGCTTGACGTCGTTGTCGATGGCCCAGGCCTGCGCAAAGGTGATCAGGTCGGCCATGTCGCCGATGGACATGGTCCGGGTCTGTACTGCCAGGTTCACGACGCTGGCGCCGTCCAGAGATGGGACAACGTCGCCCTGCTGCCGGTTCTCGGTGCGCGCCCAGGCGTCCACCAGCAGGCGCTTCCAGCCTTCCTTGTCGATCCAACGGCCAACCCACTGGCGCTGCCTGGCGATGTCCTCGCAGATTGCGTGCAGCATGGCGTTCTGCTCCAGGCTGCGGGTGGATTTGCATTCCTTGATGTCGACCCGGACGGCCTTGCCCAGCTCCAGGTACTGGCAGGCGAAGCGCCACACGGCAACCATGCGTTCGCGGGCGTTGCCGGTGTTGAGAATGAAGGTGGTCATTGATCACCCGCCCTTGCCGCTGCTGCGGTGGTATGCACAGGAACACTGCGCGCGCGGCGCGGTGCCGGCGGCTGATCCAGGTAGTCGGGTTGCAGTTCTGGATCAAGGAAGCGCATGGTCTTGCCGTCGAAACCGAGGCTGAAGCCTCCGCATGGCCCATGCCTGTTCTTCTCGACGTTGAGCTCCGCCTTGGTTGGATCGCCGTTTTCGCGGTCGTAGACGCAATGGCGGTACAGGAACGCGATGATGTCGGCCTCTCGCGTGGCCTCGTCGCTGTTTGCGATGTCGCCCAAGTTCGGCCGCTTACTGCCGTTGCGGGTGTCCACGTCAGCCTTGACCTGTGCCAGCACCACCACAGGAATATCCAGATCCCGCGCCAGCGTCTTCAGGGTGCGCGCTACCTCGCCCACTTCCTCAGCTCTACTGTTCGAGCGCGGCACGCGGATGCGCTGCAGGTAGTCCACCCACGCAATGCGGATGCCGTGCTCCTGCTTCCAGCGGCGGATAGTGCGGACAACCTCATCCAGCGTCGGTGCACTGCGGTCGTAGATGAAAATGCTGCGGCCGATGAGCTTGCGCATGCCTGCGCTGAGCTGAGGCCATTCCTCCGCAGTGAAGTCGCCACTGCGCAGCTTCTCGGCTGCCACGCCCGACTCGCCCGAGATACCGCGCGACGCCAACTGCCTTGCCGACTGCTCGCCGGAAATGATGCCAACCGGGATTCCGAGTCCGCCCTGGTGAAACGCGCAGTTCACCAGTAGCGCCGTCTTGCCCATCGATGGGCGAGCGCCAACGAAGATCAGATCACCCCCATGGGAGCCGCCCAGCCGCTTGTCCAACCGGGTGAAGCCATACGGCACACCACGCACCTCCCCCTTGTGCGCATAGGCATCCTCGGCGTCGCGCCAAGCCTCTCCAAGCGCCTGCTCCAGCGTGTGCTCATAGCCCATGCGGGTTTTGGTCAGCTGCATCAGCTCGCGGATGGCGTCGTCCAGAATCGTCACGGATTCCTCGCCTTCCGGATTCATGCACTTGCCGATAAGGGTGTCGCTGATATCGATTGCGCGCCGCATGGCCGCTCGTTCGCGGATCAGCGCGGCGTGCTCGGAAACGCTGACTACGGTGTAGCCGTTTGACTGCAGCTCGATCAGGTAAGCGCCGTCCATGCGGTTGCCAAGCCCTTGCGCCATCAACCACTCGCCGAGGTAAATGGAATCGCACGGCTTGCCGCTGGCTTCGAGCTTCAGCATCTCGCCCCACAGGACCGCGTGGTCGTTGCGGAAGAAGTCGCTCGGTTCCAAGTTGGCGCGGCCAATGGCTTCGGGGTAGTTCATGCAGCCGCCGAGCACGTACTGCTCAGACTCGATGGCTGTCGGCAGGGAGCGGCCGCGCTGGAAATGTTCGCGTGGCACGGCCATCAGAGCAGCTCCCGGCCATCGTGAGCTGCGTCGGACAGCGGCTGCTGGGAGCTACGTTGCCCGCCCTCGCGTGCCAGCCAGTCGGCGCGAAGCGCTGCCCAGCCGCGCTCGCAGCACAGGCGGATCGCAGATTCCAGCGACAACCCAGCCTTGTCCGCCTCGCGTTCCAAGCCTGCTACCGCAGTTCCCGTCAGCGGGAGTTTCTTTTCCTTCCGGACTGCCATGAAGTCGGAAACCAGATCAGCAGGCAGACCCGGAAGCAACTTGATGGCCTCCTCCACTGCTGCGCTATGACGGTTGCTTCTGACGGTTCTTGATGGTTTATGACGGTTAGTGTCCGCCTGGCGGACCGGTATGGTTCGCGAGGCGGACTGGTTGGTTCGCGAGGCGGACTGGTTTGAGTCCGGGAGGCGGACCGGTTCGGCAGGCGGACGGGTTCGGCAGGCGTACTGGTTTACCGCATTCAGATCGACCGTGTAGGACGTGTGCCGGCCATTACTCCGGTCCGCCACTACCAGTCCCTCATCCTCCAGCCAACGGATGGCAGCGATCACCGCCGTCTTGCCAAAACAGGTGCGCTCACAGATCTTCGTCAACGACGGCCAGGCCACGCCTTGGTCGTTGGCGTTGTCGGCCAGCGATACCAACACCGCCTTGGGCGTCGGCGGCATCTGCAGCGGCCAGCAGAGGGACATGACCATGGTGCTCATCGGTCACCCCCGAGAATTCGCTCGTGCAACTCAGCTTCCAGTCGAGCGACCTGCTCGGGCGACCGGGCCAACACCTCTGTCCGGAACTCGTTGAACAGGCGGCGCGTCTCCAACTTGTCGCCAGCCGCATAAGCCTCCTTCACCATCCGGGAGAGGGATTCAATGCGGTCCTCGCGCTGCCGGTCCGCTTCAGTGGGAATGGTGGCGTTCATGGCCATTTCACTCCAAGGCTCTTGGCCAGCGGTGCCATGGCCTCGGCCAGCTTGGTGAACTGCGCGATGGCTTCAGCGTGCTTCGCCTCGGGCGTCACCACGAACTTGTCGACCAGGTAGTGGATCGGGGTCAGGTCACCTGTCTCCAGATACCGCTCGAGCTCATCGATGGACATGCCGCGCAACTTGCCGCTGCTATCGCCACCGGCCAGCTTCTCGCTCAGCTTCGATGGCGCCATGTCCAACTTGCCGGCCACCGCCGTTACACCTGCGCCGCTGTAGACGCGCATCGCCATATGCTCGCGGAGCGTCCTGCTCCGCTCCAACCCATCCTCATAGGTAATTGTTAGACTTTTCATGCAGTTATCCGGTTCGTGGGAACGGCGGGGTATTTGTTGACCCCTGCGTTCCCCTGGATGGTTCTGAAAATGGCCGCACCCCAATCGGAGTGCAGCCAGTGCGGAAATCAGTTCAAAGAGCCGGAGAGAACGTCGTAACGCTTCAGCGGATGTGCGGCCGGATCTACGTGATCAGCCGCGTTGGTGATCGGGTGAAAGCGCGACTGGTCGAGCCGCGCAAACGGGAACGCCCCACCCTGCCTGGCGTTGTTGTGCCGTTCCCGGGAGGGCGTTGAGTGGCTGGGCCTGTAGATGCCCGTCAGCCGGTAAGCTGGGAGGTGCGACCCACTCAACAAACCAGAGACAGAAATGAGCGAAGACACGACACGGCGGTTGGAAGAGCTGGAGGAACTCGCACGCGAACAAATTGCCGAGATCGCATCGCTACAGTTCATGGTTCGGGCGCTCTTCATGGCGCTTCCGCCCGAGGGGCGAGTGACGGCCAAGGAGAGCTTCCGTTTGATGCTTGCCGATCATGTCGATCGGTTATCGGAGGGCGGGTTCGAGCTATCGGTTGCCCCCGATCCGTTGCGGGAGCTTCGAGAACGCGTTCTTCGAGCGGCGTCAGCCTACGAGCGCTTTTTCCAGGGCTAGCCATCTCAGGCCGCCTCCCCTTGCGGGGCCGGGGCCTGGCCGCCGCGGCGGGACGCCTTGAGCGCCTTCCAATCAATGGCGAGCGCCATATCCACAAGCGCCTTACCTGTGTCGTAGGTAGGCGCAGTAACCCCCCTTCGAATACGGTTCACCGTGGCTTGGTTCACGTTGATGGCCGCAGCAATGACCTTTTCAGTCATGCCGCTCTCGATGAGCTGCGCGATGGCGGTGGATGGGTTCATGCGCCGATTATGCATCGTTGCATCGTCCAGTCAATGCATTGTTGCATTCGACCCGACGGACGGTCATGCGGGACCATGCACCCATGACTTTCCTCGCAAGCAATCTTCGCTACTTGGCCGCTCAAGCGGACATCAAACAAGCCGCTTTAGGCGAGCGCTTGGGCGTTCAGCAATCGACTGTCCAGCGCATCATGTCCGGGGCCACTGAATACCCTCGGCTGGATAGCCTGTTGGCCATTACCAAGTTCTTTCACTGCAGCTTGGACGACCTCGTTAACACCGACATGGCTGCGGTTGGAATTGGGCAGTCGCAGGATGTGGGATTCGACGACGCAACAATGGCCCAAGCGGTGGAGCTGCTGCACATGATGGCTGAGATCCGGCCCGACGATCAGCGCTTCCACCGAGTTTCATGGCATGCCATCCGTGTGACCGCCAAGGCCATTAAGAAGGCCGAAGGCTCTCAGAAGGAGGCAGTGCGCATGATTTTGGAGCAACTTGCAGAGGAATCGTAGGCATGCCGCTTGACCCTATCGCGTTGAAGTCCCTGGCCATCGAACTGGCTGCTGCTCTTCCGCCCGCCATGCCGGCAGAGTTTACTGAACGGCCTTTGGATCAGTCGCCAAGGGCCAAAAACCTTCGCTCGGTGCAGAGGATTGCGGACACGTATGGCTGGCAGAGTGCCATCGTGCATTTTCTAGACATGAAGGGGGCGACCTACATGTCGGACTTAACCAACCCACAGCTCGAAGACCTTCTAGGTCGCATGCATGGTTATGTCGATGCTGCAGAGATGGGGGCGAGCCTCCCGGATTGCTTGCCGGCTAACTGAAGTAGACTTGTTTTGGCGGGGAGGACCGAGTTCTTTCCTGCTTTATGAGATTAATTTCAGGGGGAAGAATGCTTATAGGAACGAGCAATCCGGAAGGCGCAGTATTTGGGCTGTTTTTACTTTTGGTGGTAGCGGCACTCTATTTCCTGCCTGTACTGATAGCCCAGCACCGTGGCCGAGAGAATACATTCATGATCGGCTTGCTTAACCTGCTGCTAGGTTGGACTGTGCTCGGCTGGATAGTTCTCTTCATCATCGCCTTCATTGGGAAGTCAAAAGCTGACCGGGATCGGGAGAACGAACACCTTCGGCTCTTGCGCGAAATCGCCAAGAATGGCGGAAATCCACCTCCCTTGTAGGACCGCTTTCGTCTATCCGGCCCGACCTTCAGCGTCGGGCCTTTTTTTTACCTTGAGATCGACCGTTCGTCGGCCAGTCAGAAATTTAATGCAATGATGCATTGACAATAAAATGCATCCTTGCATACTTACCCCAACGCCCCACGACACCCCCATTCGGGGAGGGGCTTGGAGACAAGGCCGATGGCCACCGCCTACGACCACTGGAAGACCACCGACGACCGGATCAGCGCCCGTGAGCAAGCCCGGGCTGAGTTCGTCGCCGAGCGCACCGCGGAGCTGACCGAGCAGCGCCTGAAGGATGAGGGCCTGGTCGCCGATGCCCTGAGCGAGCACATCGGCTACGAGGAAGGTGGCGAAGCTCTGCTGAAGTCGCTGGCCCGGTTCCGTTCGGCCTTCCACCTCGCCAAGACCGACTGCGGCATGGCCGAGGCAGCGCGCCTGCTGGCTCTGGAACTGGACGAAGCGGCCAAGGGTCCCATCGCCCGCGATGCGAGCACCGACGCCGAGCACGAAGCGTTCAAGGCCGAGCAGGCTGGGCAGGAAGCGCGCTTTGGGGTGGCGGCATGATCGACATGACCCGCGTCAATGCGTACTGCGCCAAGCAGCGCGAGGTAATTGGCTACAAGGCATGCAATAGCTGCGCCTTGGTCAACGCTTGCCACAAGGCAACCAATCCGCTGACGCAGGCAAGCCTTGATAGTTGGAAGCAAGGCCTGGTTGATGCGCTCGCTGCGAGCGTGCAGCAGGTGGCCGCATGAGCGCCAACAAGCACACGCCGGGGCCATGGAAGGCTGTCGAGCCAGCAACGATCGACTGGAGGGATCCGTTTGTGCAAACCGCAGACGGGGAATCTACGGTCGCGCTCACATGTGGCGGCGGCCCTGATGTGGCGATAGCGGCACCCGCGCAACGAGCCAACGCCCGCCTGATCGCCGCCGCGCCGGAGCTGCTGGAGGCGTTGGAGCGCATTGCCCGCCCTCAAGACTGTGGCTGCAAGCCGTGCACCAACACCTGCCGCAACCAGATCGCACTGGAAATCGCAGTGGAGGAAATACAGGAACTGGCCCGCGCCGCCATTGCCAAGGCAACCGGGAGTGCGGCATGAGCATGCGCCGCTTCAATGCCTGGCTGCACTGCTTCGCCAAGTCGCGCGAATACGACGCCCTGCTCTACGCGGGCTGGCTGATCGTCGCTGCAGCTGCGGTGCTGTTCGTACCGCTGCGCCTGCTGGTGATCGCGGAGGGTCTGTGCTGATGGCCGCGACTCAAGAGATCACCTGTGCGTGTGGATGCGGGCAAAAGAAACTGGTCCGCACCGCTGACGTGAAGCGCGGCTGGGGCAAGTTCGCCACCAAGGCATGTAAGGCACGCAAGCAAACACGCGACCAGCTGCGCAAGGGCGGATTCCGTGGCAGCGGCGTCACATACGAAAAGTACATGCACTACGCACAGGAATACGGAGGTAATCCGGAGTTTTCTCGCAGCGGCAACTACATCGGCTTTTCAGGAGGCGGCTTTGATCAGGATTAACGAACTGCGCATCCCAACCGCCGCCGACATAGCAGCAGTGGTGTTTCCACAGATCAAGGCACCGGACCCGCTGGACTCGCTCGAAGCATCCGAAGGCGTCTGCGCGCAGGAAGGTGACGAATGATCCGCCTGTTCTTCTACGCGGTGCTGCTGACCTTCTTCGCCGACATGTTCCGCAAGGCCGTGATGGTGCGCGCCGACTCGCTGCTGCTGCCCATCGCCGTCGTGGTGCTGGTGTTCCTGGTGCTGGTCATCAAGCACACCCGCCGGCAGCTACGCCGCCTTCGCCGCAAGAACGTCGCCTTCGTCCGTCCGCTCGGTGGCTTCCCGCCGCAGAGCAAGCGCGACATCCGCTGATTCCCCGCTGGCCCGGCCGGCATACCAACGAGGCAATACCCATGCTCCAGACCGACAAGGCCATCGCAAAGATTGCCTCCTTCAACCCTCGCGCCGAGAAGCACGGCGAAGACAACAAGCTGGCCGCCGATATCAAGGTGCAAATGAGCATCGGCAACAGCGTACTGGACCAGTTCCACCCGGACTTGCGCACCGCGCTGTACCGCAAGGCTGGGCCGGGCGAGCAACAGGACCTGATCGATGGCGAGAACGGCCTGGTCGCGGTGAAGTTCCCGCGCATCGGTGCCCTTCGCTGGGATGAGGAATTCCCCGGCTACGAGGTGACCATCAGCGGCCTGCTCGGCCTGGTGGAGCCGCAGGAACTGGTCGACGTGACCCTGAAGAAGTTCGCGTTTGAGCCCATCGAGGGCGGCAGTGTCGCGCTGACCTTCAGCATCGTGTTCCACCCCGACAAGTCCGAAGCCGGCGCCCTGTGCGCGCTGATCCAGGAAGAAGTCGAGCTGACCCTGACGCCGCCCAAGGCGCAGGCCCAGCAGCAGGAAGACTTGGCCGACGCGGCCTAACCCCCTTCCCTGCGCCCTCCCCAGCGCAGGGCGCACCGCGGCAACTGGCCTCCCCTCCACGCGCCGCTGACAGCTCGGAAAGACGGGCACCTATTCACCGCTGCAGCTCTCGGTAGAGCACCGGGTTCTTAACCCGGAGGTTCGGGGACGACGGTCCCTTGGTTCGACTCCCGACAGCGGTACCAAACCCCACCGCGCCGGCACCGCCGGCAGGAGCTATCCGTGAACCAGATCGTCCCCATCGAGGACTCCATCTACGGCACCAAAGATTCATTCGCCTCGGTGCTGACTGATCGTTCCATCAACTTCGACCGCGAAGCCGAGTTCGCCCTGCAGACCCTGTACGCCAACGACTATGCGATGAAGATCGCGATGCAGAACCGGTCGTCGGTCATCGCCGCAGTCGTGAACATTGCCGCGATCGGTATCAGCCTCAATCCTGCAAAGAAACAGGCTTACCTGGTCCCGCGCGACGGCAAAATCTGCCTCGACATCAGCTACATGGGCCTGCTGGATCTGGCGATTGATTCGGGTTCTATCCGCTGGGGGCAGGCCGAGCTGGTCTACGAGGCTGACACCTTCGGCCTCAACGGCGTCGATCAGCAGCCGACCCACTTGCGCAACCCGTTCGCGAAGGACCGTGGCGAGGTGGTGGGCGTCTACGTGGTGGTGAAGACCGCCGACGGCGACTACCTCACCGATGCTATGTCGGTGGACGAGATCAACGCCATCCGCGACCGCTCGTCGGCTTGGAAGGCGTGGATATCGAAGCAGAAGTCGTGCCCGTGGCTGACTGATTGGGGCGAGATGGCCAAGAAGACCGTGGTCAAGCGAGCCTACAAGTACTGGCCGAAGACGGACCGGCTGGACCAGGCAATCCACCACCTCAACACTGATGGCGGCGAAGGCCTCGCGTTTGTTGACGTGCAGCAGCCGCAGCGCAGTGCATTGCCAGCTCCACCCGAGGACACCCCGGAACGGTTGGCGCTCTATGCCCGCCTGCAGGACCTTGCGACCAAGGGCGCAGACGCTCTCGGTGAAGCGTGGGCCAAGCTCACCAAAGAGCAGCGCACCATGATCGGCCACGCTGGATTGAACGCACTGAAGGCGGAGGCAGAACGGGCCGCTGCTGAGGTGGTCGAATGATCCTCGTCAATTGTGACCAGGGGGGCGAGGCGTGGCACCGCGCCCGCGCCGGCGTAATCACTGCCAGTATGTTCGCCACGGCGCGCACGCGTGTCGGCGAACTCACCGAACAGCAGCAGATCTACGTGGATGCGGTAAGGGCTGGTAACACTTCGAAGGTCGCCGCCGAGCACGCTGGCTACAAGGCCGTGCCGCGCTCCGCCATCATCGAGCGCGCCATTGCGGGTGAGCCCATCGGCGACTTCGGCGAGGTTGCCAAGAACTATGCCTTCCGCCTTGCCATCGAGCGCATCAGTGGTGAGCCGCTGGACGAGGGCTTCGAGACGTTCGCCATGCGGCGCGGCCACGAACTGGAACCGGCCGCCCGCGCGGAGCATGAGGTGCAGTCGGGCCTGATCGTCCAGCGTGCAGGCTTCGTTCTGAGCGAAGACGGCGCCTATGGCTGCTCGGCCGATGGATTCATCGGCGAGGACGGAGGCTCGGAATACAAGTGCTTCATCAACCCCGAGAAGCTGCGCGCCTTCCACATCGACAACGATGCCAGCGAGGTGTTCGAGCAGGCCCAGGGCTGCATGTGGCTGACCAATCGCAAGTGGTGGCACATCGGCCTGTACTGCCCTGCCCTTGCCGCTGTTGGCCGGCAGCTGTGGTGGCGCCGGTTTGAGCGCGACGACGCCTACATCGAGAAGCTGCAGGACGACCTGGCCAGCTTCAGGGCAATGGTCGACGGCTTCGAGAACCAGCTGAAGCAGGAGACCGCCTGACATGCGTGGCATCCCAACCACTCGCTACGTCATGCCGCACCACCGCAGGAACTGCACAGCCGCAGTCGCTGCGCGCTTCGCCCACGTTGTCGACGGAAAGCTGGTCACAACCGGCCAGATCGCAAAGCGAATCGGCATCCACGAACAAACCGCACTGAGGCGCGCAAAGCGCGGCCCGTTCCCGCTGACCTGGGAAGGGCTCGCAATCCATGGGAGGAACATGCAGTGAGTAAGGAACGTCCAATCCTTTTCAACGGCGCAATGGTGCGCGCCATCTTGTCCGGCGAGAAGACACAGACCCGGCGCGTGCTGAAGCAGGTGACCGGTCCGAGCCTCAGTGTCGACATGGCGGAAGACGCCGCCGGCGTCGCAGAGCTGTCGTGGCTGCATGGCGATGGCCCAGGCTACGAGGTCGAGGAAACCACCAACCGCGTGCGTTGCCCGTTCGGCCAGCCCGGCGACCGGCTGTGGGTGCGTGAATCCTTCTGGGGCTGCGACATGCCGGGTTACGGCGATCAGCCTTGCGTCGTCTACGACAACGAATGGAGCGGCAAGGAGTACTTACCAGCTGAGGCGCGTCCATGGGCTCGCAAGTTCGGCCGCATTCCGGCAATCCACATGCCACGCGATGCGTGCCGCCTGGTCTTGGAGATCACCTTCGTCCGCGTGGAGCGGCTGCAGGCAATCAGCGTGCAGGACATCGCTGCCGAGGGGATTGCCTGCTATCCGGACATCAACCCGGCCCACGACTTCGAAGACCTGTGGTCCAGCACCGGCGGCGACTGGGACAGCAACCCGTGGGTGTGGGCGATCGAGTTCAAGGTGGTGGCCGGATGAAGACCAACCGATTCACCCGCCGCGCACCGAAGCGCAACGAGGGCCAGAGCTGGGGCCGGTTTCCGACCGATGACGGCTCGGCCGTGGCCTACCGCATCTTCCGCCGCGAGTTGAGCGGAAAGCTGCACATGGAGGCCCGCAAGTTCTTCACGGGCAGCGAGCCGGCGCACATCGCCAAGGTCCTGCGCAGCTTGAAGCGCCAGCTGCGCGACCGCGTGGACGAGATCGACTTGGAAGCTATGGAGGAAGCAGCGTGATGAAGGGGCACATGAGCCAGATTCTAAGTTCTCAACGAATAGGTATTTTCCACGTGGAATTAGCCAACAACCACGTGCTTTCGCCGAGGGCGCCGTCTACTTGTGCCCCGCTCCCCGTCAACCAGCAGCGCTTGCTCGGCAGACTCCAAGGCCTTAATCATGGATTCAAGGTCATCGCGAAAGTCTGCCCGGATATCAAGCTCTTCCCTGTGGCCAAATTGACCTCGAAGCACTTCGAGCATGTCGCACCCATGCAGCTTGCGCGCCAGTCCAACGGCCTTTGCTACATGTTGGCCTGCATCTCCAAGATCGTGCAGGTATCCACGCAGATCGGATACCTGTACAGGTATCCGAAATGGGTAGCAGCGATCAGACTCCTTTGCCATGAGCCGCTCAAGATTGTGATCCTGGCCAAGGTTGATCATTCCAAGTGTGCCTCGAGCGTTCTCAAGCCAAAGGGTGATCGGTTTGCGGAACTCCTCCTTCACCCATATCGCGCGGGCTCGCCCCTCTTTTTTGAGGCGTCGCCCTTCGGCACCGGAAAGAATGAGCGCAACAATGACGGCGGCAACCGTGCCGATCGCGCTCATAGCATCCCAGTTCATTCCATCGATATTCTTCAGCGCGACGCACTTCGTGTCCCATCCAGTACCGCCGCTACTTTGCTGCACGGTGCATTTCAGCGTCCCTGCCTGATCATTCATCTGAGTATCCCCCTGTGGATAGGCCGGCATTTTGCCATGGGCGCAAGGAAACCTCTCGCCGCCCGCCCACAGGGGGTGAAGGATGGCCGGTGATATGGCTTGGGTCCGCAAGAACTACGGCGTTCCAGCAAAGCGCGGTGCTCGCGTTGAGTACCTTGGCAATGGGAAGACTGTGCAAGGCACGATCCGATCCGCCCGAGGTGGACACGTGCGCATCCAGCTCGACGGCGACGAGTTGGCGATCCCCTTTCATCCGACGTGGAAGCTGCGCTATCTGGAGGCGGACAGCCAGCAGGAGGCGAGCTATGCGTGAGCTGCTGCCAATCCTGATTGCCTGCGAGTACAGCGACACCGTCGCCAGCGCGTTCCGAGCACGCGGCTTCGAGACATATTCCTGCGACCTGCGACCGACCGAGGGCGACCCACGCTGGCACATCCAGGACGACATCCGGAACCACCTGCAGCCCGGCCGCTGGACGGCGATGATTGCCCACCCCCACTGCACGTTCAACACGCTGGCCGGCATCCGATGGATGTACCACCCCGACGACACTGCGCTACCGCAGCCGGACCGTCGCCGGCACCCGAAGTACCCAAACCGGATGCGCGACTTCCTAGAAGGAGCTCTGTTGTTCTCTGACCTGATGGCCGCGCCGATCGAGTTCATCGGGTGCGAGAACTCCAAGCCCCACGGCTTGGCCATGAGCGTGCTGGGCAGGCCGACGCAGACCGTGCAGCCCTATGACTTCGGCAGCCCTTTTACCAAGGGCGCCACGCTGTGGCTGAAGAACCTGCCGGCGCTGCGACCCACGCACACTAAGGCGCAGGTGCTGGCAGAGCATGGCGCGATCGAGCCGCGGTGCCATCACATGCCGCCAGGACCGGACCGCGAGAAGGAACGCTCCCGGTTTGATCCAGCTGTTGCTATGGCGATGGCGAGGCAGTGGGGGGATCACATCCTTGCAACCCTGGCCCTGCAAGGGCCTTCGGCTGGCCAGCAACTGGAGCAAGCCGCATGACCACCAAACGAATCAAGAGCGCCCGCGCGGCGCTGGAGGGAGAAGCCCATGAGCACGGCTGAGAGATTGCTGACGCTGTCTCAGGCGGCGGAGAGCTCGGGAGTGTCGACCAAGACGCTCAGACGAGCTATCGATGCTGGCGAGCTGGACGCCTCCCGACTCGGGACCAGCGCGAAATCTGATCGTATTCACCCCATCGACCTGAAAATCTGGTGGGCAAAGAGGAAGCTAAGTACATGCCAGTCACCAAGCGTGCCAACGGCCACTATCAGGTCACCGTCTGCTACGGCGGACGAACGTATCGCAAAACTTCTCGGCACTGGAGCCACGCGGACGCGAAAGCCTACGAGCGAAAGTGGCTCGCCTCCGTCAAAGACGTTGCGGCTGGTCGTGAGCCGGAGCGCCTGATTGCCGAAGCGCTGGAGAAGTGGCTGCTAGACCACGTGCCGCGCCTGCGGTCAGCGACGAAGACCAAGGCCCACTGCCGGGCGCTGCTCCCCTACATTGCAGGCAGGAAGCTGTCCGAGGTTTCGCAGGTGTGGGCGGAGATCAAGGCTGCCGAAATGGACAAGGCGCCGGCAACCGTCAACCACAAGGCCCGAATCCTGCGCCAGATCACGCGCATGGCATGGCGTGAGTGGGGCTGGGTGGAGCGCCCGGCCGCAATCACCCTGCTGCCAGAAAAGGCGCGCGAGACGTTTCTGACCGCTGCCCAGGTGGAAGCGCTGGCTCTGGCATGCCCCAACCCGCTGGCCGGCGACTATGTGCGCCTGGCCGCATACACCGGAATTCGGCGTGGCCACCTGCTCCGCCTGACCAAGCATGAGGTTCAGAACGGCTTTATCCGACTGGATCGCAGCAGCAAGACATCCACCCTGCAGCTGGTGCCGCTGCACCCCAAAGTGCTGGAGATCGCAAAGAGGCTGCCGCTACCGATCACCGAGGATGGGGTGCGCAGTTCGTGGGAGGCGGCGCGTTCTGCCCTGAACATGGAGTCGGTGCGCTGGCACGATCTGCGCCATTCGTGTGCGTCATGGTTGGTGCAGGCTGGCGTTCCGCTGCACACTGTCGCCGAGATCCTGGGCCACACGTCGACTGCCATGACACGGCGCTATGCGCACCTTGCGCCAGAACACCTGGCTGATGCGATGGCGAAATTGGCGTGA